GCACGCCAGAGGCTCCGTAGACGGGTATGCCATGTTCAGTTGCCGTGGTGCTGCGGACATGAAACCCTGACGATGGTGTGCCTACAGGTGTGCCTAATGCTTCAACGGTTAAGTTTGGAATTACCGTTTTAGAGGTAACAGCAAGTGGCGGATTCCCGTCAGCCATCGTAGAGGTAAACAGAACGTCCGTGCTAAACGGTACACCGCTGGTATGAACTGCCTTCCAAGCATTAGTGGCTCCTGCCGCTGCAAACTGTAGGTTAAGTGTGCCGCCTATGCCTGTATCAAAGTAGGCTTGGCCTGGCCCCGTCGAAGCAGGGGCGCTGCCAGGGTTTAGCCTGGGATTGAGAAGCTCGGAGCTTCCCTCAAACTGTAAATTGGTGAATACTTTTTTTGTTGCCATGATATTAGCTTAATACGGCATAGCCGGCTGTTGTTCCTGTAAAATTCACTTCTGTCTGATTCTGGGAAGGATGCTTCACTTCCGCGAAGATCTCTTCATAATCAGAATCATAAACCTGTACATTGGGATAAAACCCCAAATTATGGTCAATCACCCAGGTTGGCTGGTTGATGCTTTGAGCATATGTGTACCGTTCTGTGGCATCAGTGCCAGCAATCAGCGCATCCAACTTTGTCTTGTGCGGATCTGTAAATGCATTGGTGTCCGCATTACCCTCATAAAGCGCCTTGATCTCTGGCGCCGTAAGAGCTGTTGCGCCGGCTTCCTGTTGAGCCACTGTGGCCACACCGTTCGCGTCAATAGCGACATCACCGGAGATTGATACCGGCGCCAGCTTCCCATCAGATCCGCCAACCAGGAGCTGGCCGGCGCCAACCTTCTGCAGCTTGCTGGCTTTGATCCTCGCCTGGTTACTGACTTTACCATCAGTAATCGATCCTGGGCCAATCTGTGCATTAGAGACTATCATTTAGCAAAAAAGACCAAATGCGCGGTCTGGAAATTCTCAAGGGTAGCATTGTCCGCCTGGTCATACACATAGAAGGATACGGTTGCGGATGTACTGCCATCTGTACCTCCTCCAGTTGTGGCGTATTGCGATAGAATTAGAGACATCTTATATGTTTGAGTAACTCCACTGGTGGAGGTGCCCCAACTGTTAGCAAAACCGGAAATCATAATATTTGAGCTGGGGCAATTGGTTAAGGTTACTGTATAATCGCCCACTCCATTTTTATTTATTGAGGTTATATTGTATTTGCTTCCAGAGGTAGGATCCTCGCTTGAATCATCCACCGTTCTTCTGGTGCTGTGATTGTCATCATCTTCTGCCCCTGTAAAAACCCCCCAGGAAACCGGCACCGCAGGATGGGCGTTGACGTTTATTGGTGTAAGCGTCCTGGCAGCATCTGTACCAATATGCACCTCACTATATGTGGCCAGCTCGGTCACGCCGGCTGATGTATCTGTCGCCGCATTGGCTGTTGTATCAATCGAGGTTTTTAGATGGGCGAATGTGATCTTTTTGTATTTGTCCGGAGTCTCGCTACTGTCCACCACCAAAAGCGTGTCTGTGTCCGCAATCATAGTGGCATCCGGTGACGAGGTTTGTGCCACCAAAGCTAATTTTCCGGTAACAAAAGTTGGATCGATATAGAGTGTCCCGTCAGCCTTCAATTCCGCATCACCACTCATCACCGCCGTGGTGGTTGTGGTGTCGTTACCCAGCAACAGTGTAGCCTTAAAGGTTGAGCCAGGGTTAGAACTGATCGAATGATGCGGATCACTAAAATTGGATGTGCTTTTTAGACTTGTGGCCACCGGAAAATCACCGCCGCCTGTCAAAATGTTGCCGGCATCGAGGTCGCCCAGCTTGGATAGTGAGATGGCTGCAGTGGCTGATACCTTGGCGTTGGTAATCGATGCATCGGCAATTTCAGCCGTGTCAACCGATCCGGTCAGGCTCACTGTGGGAGTGGCTCCAGCATTCAATGCGGCGCGAGTCACCAGACCGCTACTGAAGTTGTGATTTCTTGTTACACTTAATTTAAGACTCATATATTTGTTACGTTTTCTGTTCTACCTGGAAGCGCGGCCACTGATGCGCCGACCACATCCAGGGTTCCCTGGTTGTTTGTAATATCCAATTGGCAGTATCTGCCATTGCCGAAAAAATTATACTTCTGGACACTCTCCTGTTTCAGATCCAGATCCATGCCTGTGCCAGGATCGAAGTTCTCATCCGGATCAACCGAATAATCCAAACGATATTTCACATTGTAATCATCGTTGGCATTACTGGTCACAAAAGGACTCTTGTTAAAGGGCCGATCATAACGGGATCGAGAAAATGTTTTTTCCGAAACCAGATCCACCGTTTCCTCTGGGCCATCCAGGCGGATCTTGACGCTAAACTTTGGGTAGCTCGATTTAAGCGTCAGGAAAGCATTTCTAAAATTCTTAAAATCCCCCACACCGGAACCTATCCTGGCGCCAAGTTGGTTGGTTGCCGTACCGCTATACCCCCTGGTGATGATCTGATCCTCCACCGCGAGCTTTCGAGTCCGGCCATAATCTGCAGCGGTGGAAACAAACTCAACCACCTCATCCTCCATGCCGCAGTAATCCGCATCATCATAGAGATACAGCACACCGTCATCGGACACAAAAAACAGACGCTTGATGCCGCTATAAGTGTGAACAACAAAATCTTTTACCGTCACATTGGCCGGCAGGATATCCAAGCCACTCCAGGCTTTCTGCACAAAGTCATACACAAAAACTCGGTTGTTCTTTGTGTTATATTCATTGATGGATCCTGTCAGGGGATTGAGCTGGAAAAGCGTATGCGAAACCGATTGATTTGCTGTAGAAAGAATTGTTGCAGTTGGCGCATCAGCCGTGAATATTCCTGTGTTCAAAAGAATTGCAGACCCACACATAATATTACCAGAACCATCCTTGGTGAACTTATAGGTTTGACCAACCTCCACATCGACCACAACGGCGGCAGTATTGTCGGCTGTCAATCCAGACAACAAATCATTTCCACTTACATAGGCTGTGGAACTAATCTGGGCACTGGTTCCTGGTGAGGTAAATTCATTTTCCGCAGTGATCTCTGTGCTGTCAGAGAGTATCAATTTTTCATTTACACTGCTTGGAGTGTACTTATATCTGCCGCCAGTTTTTAAAGCTGTAATTACTGTGGTCGCATCTACATTCTGATAATGGCCATAAGGAATTAGATTAGATCCAAATTCCGCAGTCGGCGCCGCTAAATAAAAGCGATTATTGAAAAATTTTGCTGTGGCTATGGCACTGTGTTCCCAGCTTATCTTTTGAATGTCCGGATCAATGTCATCAGAGATTGCAATATCCTCCCCCTGCCATAGTCCAGGTGAATTCTTGTCCGCTCGCTGCAGACTGACCACACCGCGACGATCTGATAAAAACCAGATGTCCGATCCGACTTCACAGATTGTCTTGGGCGCTCTACAACCAAATTCTGTTGTAACTTCTGTCAACCGGATGTCCGACAAGTTCCCGTAGATATTCGATATGGAAAAAATTGAATTACTTTTAAATGCCAGGAGCTGAAAATCAGTAAGCGCAATTATTCCAGTAAGCGCATCCGCAGATCCCTGGTTGATGCGTAGCTGGGAAAAGATAGACCCCCTCGTCGGATTGATGTAGTCGCTTGTAAATATAAGGTCAGAATTAGGAATCCACAGTCGGTTTTGAAAATAGATTGCACGATCCGCTGAAGGTACTTCCACAGTACCTACTTCCTCGTTCTCGTCCAAACCCAAATCTGTTTCCTCCTGGGTAATGGTCTTGAATCCTGTGGCAATGTCGGACATCACCAGCACATCCTTATCCTTACCTCGAAAAGCAAACAGCTTGCTGAATGCCTGGGTGAAGTTCACATCCTCGGCAATTGTCTGGCCGGCTTGTAAAGGGAGTAACACCGCAGCGTTGTTTGCCGTGGCGGCATAGAAACCATCACCCGTGGCCACAACCAGATACTCAACCGAATTCGGATCTGAAAATGTGGTTGCTCCATAGACTGTGCCAAACGGATGAATTCGGTGCCCCAGGTCAGTCCAATAAGTTGAGTTTACCGTGGTGGCATTGGTCAACGGCAAATGAATTGCACTATCAGTGCCACTCTTCTTTTCAAAGTAAGGGCCAACCTGGTAATTCTGGGAGGCCGGCCCGTAAGCATGAGCGGAGTTATTGGTGCCAAGCGCCGACAGATAAACTGAAGCCGGCTGTGCATCTGTCACCGTGATTGAATTAACTACGGTAGTTACTCCTGCTCCGACCTGGATATATAGGCGATTGGCGTTGCTTCCCCTCGATGTGTAAACACGTTTGTGAGTGCCAGCCACGGTAAACCATTCTGCCCCTCCGTTGTATCCTGCCCCGCCTTGGTTTCCCAAATAAACTGCAACCCCTTTGACAGTTGACGGTGAGCCACTACTGGCCGGCGTTATGGAGGCTATAACAATTTCAACCTCCAGAATATCGCCCTGGAGGATCGTGCTGCTCAAGTTCTGGTATAAATTTGAGGTAGAACCGGCGGATGTGATGCTCGCCGTGTTACCGGATATACTCCAATTGCCTTCAACCCAATTTGTACCGGAAGAAAAATCACCGTTTGAAACCGTGACAGGAGTGGTGCGGACAAAGGTAAGTGCAGTGGTAGCACCGACATCGTCAGCCACCTGGCCGCTATAGCTTACAATGGAATCAGCCGCATACGCCTGGTGAGCATATGCATCTATATGCTTATTCGACCAAGGCATCGGTTTGATACCTGGCCGAGTAATTGCCCCCCCGTCCCGAAAGCGTTTGTTCTTTGCGTAACTACAAAAGGAGGGGGGAACGATGGCGGGATCCAGACGCGAATTGACTCCGCGAAAGCCTGGATCGCCGTCCGTTAATGGAGGTAGCGCCGGCATGATAAGGTTCCCTCATTGGGGATTAGCTTCCAGCGGCCTTCTCCGCTTTGGAGACTCCGTGACGAAGGAACAAACCAATTAGTGATGTGAGGATTATTTGAGAACCCTCTGCGAGGGTAGCCTCATTAGTCAGGATAGCTGATAGCCCCCCTAATGCACCCAAAATACAAGTCCAGGTCGTTTTGCTTTTAAACATTATAATCTTTTCCTTAAAAAACCGGCCAGGGAATTGGCCCTGACCGGCTGTTGTTATTCAGTGTTATCCAAAGAGGATTCAATCACCGGAGCGTCAGAGTTCCCTCCAAACGCCTTGATGATCTCTTCACCGATCTTAATGGCCGCTTGATGCTGCTCCAGTGGCAAGTTTGTCCTTGTCACTGCACCAACCAATTGGCCAACCCATTCCTTTACCTGGTCTGTGTCCTGCGCCATAAATTAGCTGAAAGATACATACTTCACATCCGCACCACTGTTAGCTGTGCAGACTCCACCATAGTTTTTTATGGTGTATGATTCACCCGCCGCCAGCTTGATGCCAAACACACTGCTCGTCGCGGCAGCACTATTAAAATTCACATAGACAGTTCCAGAGTTTGCCGAGATTATAAGCAACCTTCTGGTATCATCCGCATTGTTCAATGAACCCGTAGACGTTGACGTCATCAACATTTGTTCTTTTGTAGTCATATTAATATGTCACCACTTCGAGGCTAGACTGTTGCCGTTGTATACTGGTCAACTGTTCCACCTCTTTGCCCAGGAATTGCCTGGCTTTTATTTCCTCTACTGTGCCGGCATCAAGCTGACCGTTGGCCTTCAAGTGGCCGGCAAAACTCATTTGAATCAAAAAAGGCTGAAAGATTTTTGGGATATCCACCTTTGTCCATTTTGTTGCATGGGTAGTGGGAGATTCCCCAGCGGCAGGATCAAGCGTACTGGATCCTGCCGTGTAAAAGTTTCCGATCTTATCTGAATCTTCAAAATATACCTGGGTGCCGGCTGCATAATTTGTTGCCGATGCCCAGACCTCACCCGTCAACGCTGGACGGGCCTTGCGATACTCGATGTACACCGTGCCTGTGACACTGGTGTCGAAAATGGCAATCTTCTCCGGTGTGGAGGCTGTGCCATCATCATATAAAGTGTAATTGATCGCCGCATTGCTGCTTCTCTCCTGCGGATGATATTTCCAGACATTAATGATCTGGGCCGCATCAGTTGGGTACGTCAAATATTCCAGGTCACCACTGTCGCTCACCGTCTGACTTGCCACCCGAATCAGCTCTGGCCAATCCGCTTGATCCCACGCTTCATGCAGCGAGATATCTGTCAGATCGCGCACTTGACGAAAAAAGAAACCAGGCAGATTCTCTCGATCCTGCCCAGTTAAAGTTGCTGCACCATAAATAATGCTGGAAAAGTCTAGTGCCTTCATCCGAAATTCTTATGGTACTTCACTTTTGATTTGTCATATGGAACATAGCCAAACTGCAGTTTAGTTCCCCCGCAATTCACCTTCACGCCAGGATTGGATTCCTCGTAGGTATCCAAAAATGCTTGGTCATTCCAACAGTCATAACCGTACATCTGTCCATAGTGATGATAATCTTGCACAGGGATCCTGCACCGCAGTTGGCCAAGCCCTTCGACAGATTTATAATCAGTCTTGTCATGGTGCTGCCCCAGTTCCGTATGCTGGACTTCAGCCATGACACGATCACGAACATGACCCTTCCGGAATTCATCAAGGCAAGCCTGGAGAGTGCCCCCAGGCATTGCCATGATGCCCTCATAGAAAGGGTCATATCCGTTAGTCGCCATTAGGTTGCCGCTGTGCGGAAGCGCCCATGCTCTAACGGGTTGTAAACGCACAAACCGTAGATTGCGCGAACCATACCCGCCGGCCCTCCACCATCCGTTGTCAGCTTGGTAGCTGTCGGTGGCGTGTGGTACTTAATTTCAATACCGTTCATGTTCAAAAAGTAGCCGCCCTCTTTACCTTTGCTACTTCCCAAATCACCATCGACGAAGGTCGAGGGGTGCAATCTGACTTTTCCAAAATCTCCCATGAACACATCGATTGTGGAGATTAAACGGTTGTCATCTTGCGCCCTGTTCACCGTGCGGTTGTCCGCATTGGCAGAGGTAAACGCTGTTGTGTGAGTTCCTGCCAACGTGGTGAACTTGCCTTTGAGTGTCACACCGACGATCCCGTCGAAGTTGCCACTTGTGCCGGTCTGCGAATAGATGGCTTCCATCAAGTTTTGCACCTGGGTTTCAGTCAACGTGGCCGCTGTCTGCACCGCAGTTGCCGTTGTAGTCCCTGCCGTCAGATCGAAGGAACCATCCACATTGGTAGATGAGTCATTCGTGTTCACTCCGCTGCCACCAACATTGACACTGGCAAAACCGTTCTCACAAATGAAACTTCCAAGCGCCTTGGTCTTGGCCGTGTTACTGGTAAAGTTACCATTCTGGTTGGAGGTCAAAACAGCCTCCATGTCGCGACGAAGCTCAAACGTGCGGCGAGCCATTGAACGATCAAATTCGCTTGGCACACCAGCCACTGTCTGAATGTCATTGGTGTAGAAACCAACGCGAGTTTCACGTTGCGAAACATGAACGTAGTTTTTAGCCAATGCGCGAGTCGCCGTGTCGATAAATGCCGTGCCGGCAAGATTTACATCTGCACCGTCCGCCACTGAATCACGCCTTGCTGCGTTATATTTATCCATCTGCCACTGAAAAAGCACGTTTTTCGGGCCGGCGGATTTTTTTGCCATTGCAAAGAACGGAGTCTCTGCCACATCTGCTGTGCGGATAAGATTACTTAAATCTTCACGCGCACCTGTAGGGGCTGTTGCGCCACCTATTTTAAGAATTCCTGCTGTTGCCATAATATTTTATTCCATTTTAACTGCACCCTGCGAAAATAATCTCGCGAGTGCGTCTTCACTGCCGTTGTCGGAATAAAAGTCGTTTAAGGCGGCACTGGTGGCTCCATCACGCCTGGTTGGAGCTGCAACACTTGCTTTCGGAGTTCCTGGCTGTGGAGGTGCTTTCCTACTGGGCGCCGCCTTTGTGTTGCCATTTCGCATCTTGCTTGCCATCTGCTCCCGCATTGCCCTGCCATAAAGCGCATCCCCAACTATAATTTTATAACTGGGATCACTCATTATGCCTGGCACTTGCTTGAGCATATCCTTGGCTACCTGATGCTCCTGGCTATAAGGCTTTGCCCAAAACGGGTAGATCGTTTCGGCCACTTGAGTGTACTGCGAAAGTTTCTCCACATATCGACGTTGTGCCGGCAAATGCTTTGACTGCGCCTTACGGCAAGCCTTGCGGATGCTACGCACCTCATCATCCGTGTAGTCCTTCCCGTCCCGCTCACCGCCGTCCGGATTGTCCTCACACCAATCGAGCCATTCCTCGACCAAATGTTCCTCGCCTTCAACCTCCTCCTGGTTTTGCATATACGCATAAGGATTCTCGGCTGTCGGTCTTGGTTTTGTCTGACTCTGATTGCTCTGTGCCAGATTCTCCAGATACCGGATCCGTTCATCCTGGTGCTTGACCTTGTCCTCGGCTTCACGCCAATTCTTGGTCAACTTATTAATGCGTCTCTGCTCACCAGAAGGCGTTTCGTCGCCTTCCTGGTCGCCTTCGACTTCTTCATCCTGTAAAAGATCAACACCGTCCTCCTCTAAAGGAGGACTGTCCTCTTCCGGTGCCGTAGGATCTTCATCCTGGGGCGGCGGTGAATCTGGCTCCGGTTTGTCCAGCATCGGCCCAAGAGCTTTTGCCAAACCTTCCTCGTCGAGGAACTCGCCCACACTCTGCAGCGGTATCGTTTCTTCTGCGGCTCCGCCCTCCGCTATATTATCTTTTGCCATGACTTTTTATAATGCCCTGCAAGGCGGGCAACATGGTTTTAAGGAACTCCAAGAAACCTTCGCGGAAGATTTAACGTGAGGAAGAAAACCGGCGGCAAGCGTCTCTGCTTGAGTCTGGGACTGTCTGATAATGTTTTATGCTATCTAGCACAAAAAACACCGTGCCAGGCTTTGCGGGAGCTGATGCATTAGCTCCTGTAAGATCCTCGTTTAGGGGAGACAAAAAATCCCCCCATCCTTTTCATAGGATGAGGGGATTCCCCAAACAACTAACGTAACCAATGCTAGGTTTAACCTTGCAGGAGTAAACCCTGCTCCCGCAAATGCTTTAACTGCGACTGCAAATCTTTAATTGATGAAACTCGGCCACAGGCGTGAATCCGCGCCTCTCCAACCGTGTCCTGGCTGATGGCATCATCACTCTCTGTGTCCACCCATGTTTCCAGGTTCTCCAAAATGGCCTGGAACAATGTGTCGGCTTCACCGCCATTCTTAAAAACAAACGGCGCAACATCGCTCAATTCAAGCTGTGGTGTTTTTTCGTCCATCAATATCCCGCGCTGCCGGTCACCGGCTCAACGCCTGTGCGTCCGATGGTGGCATTTTCCTGTTGCTGCATCTGGAACTGCAGATTCTGTGAATACGCCTGGTACATGGCAGCAAAGAACTCATCACCACCCTCACCTCCTTGACCACCCTCACCTCCTTGACCACCAAGTTTCTCTTGGATCTTGGGGTTGCTCTGCTCCAGCTCGGTCAGGAACTGGTAACGCATCCCTGCAGTCGGATCCGCAGAGTCCTGTATCATGCCAGGCTCGATCCCGTTCATCATCATGGACACATCCTGCTTCACCTCGTTGCGGATCTTCTCTGTGGCCTGTTGCCTGGGCATAATCAAATCATCAGCCATCTCCGGTGCCACAAGGCGTGTCTGAAATTCAATGAGCTTGTCGCGACTCAACACACCGCCCACATCCTGGGGCACAAGGAAATTGGCAATGGTCTGCAACCGTTTTTCCACCAGCCCTGGATTCATCGCTTCCGCCACATCAAAGCGCAGAATGAAATCGAAACTCATCATCTCATCCATGATGGGCATCTCTGTTCCGGTGATCCGCATCATCTCCTCCGGTGTCATGTACTGAATGCACAGATGATAAACCTGACGGTAAACCTCCGCCCAGGTGCTTAACCAGTTGTTCACACTTCGCTGTTGCTTGGCTGTCGCTGCCTCCATCGAGTTGCCGGCATTAGGGAATCCGTAGTAACGATCCTGCTCACGCTTCACCAGCTCAATAAACGTGAATGCTGTTGTCGGATCCTTGGGCGGTGCATCCAACCATTTGACATCATCCATCCGGTTCACCGTAATAGTCGATCCTGGGCCAACCTGACCAAACCTATTGGCTACCCTGGCGTTCACCAGGAGCGAAGGCAGTGTGCTGAAACTGGTGTGATCATATATCGAATCAATCTGTGCCTTCAGTTCGCGCTGGGCGCTCTCACTGATCTCTGCCACTCCGCGACTCTCTGTCACCTTGCGCCTCACATTCTCGCGACGATAAACCACAAAGGGCATCTGGCCATGAGCGTAGTCCACCAGGAAATGTTTCCCGTAAAGTTGCTCCTCACTATTTGAACCGTCCACATAAGGACTGATCACTGTGCAATAAATTCCTGGGATCCCATTAGTATCAATCGAACGTGTGTACGCATACACAACCTCAATCAAGTTGCTCCTGTCATGGATCCCATTATTAATTGAAAACGAACTGATGGTACTCTCAAACGCTTCAAACGCACTGCTCTTGCCGGCTGTCGCCAGGATCTGCTCCACAAAATCCGCACTCCAACCCTCACTCTTGATCTTACTACGCACCTCCACCTCGGTCATCAGTTGCCGGCGGAATACCACACGCGCATTCTGCAAATCATTCCCGCTTGTCTCCGGTGGAAAACAAACATCCTCCAGCGGTTTGAGCGCCGTGATACTCGGTCTGTTTGTAGCCTGGTAAGGAACCGGCACCGTGGTTTCCCCGTTGCCTCTCAATTCCTTGACCATGCGCCTGGCCTTGACCCTGCCCACATTCACCATGCCTACCATGATGTCCACAGCTTGATCCTCGGCACTCTCGTTCTCTATGAGCGCCGGCAGCTCGCTCATTATGTTTTCTTCCGGAACATTTTCCGCCATCGCCACCAGCTCGTCAAAACGCACCTTCACAGGCTTTAACCCCTCGCTCTGTTCCCAGTGTATAAACAAAACCCCCAAACCATATTGCTGACCCCACTGCGCCAAATGTTCCGCCTCACGATTCAACTCATTGTGCAACGCATTGTTCTTGGCCCAGTTCATTAGTGTCATGGCATTACTGGCCACAGGCGAATCGTTCATCTCCACACCACTAATCTTGATCGTGGCGCGTTTAAGTGAACTCATCAGAATATCACACTGCGTGTTGATCACCTCGTCAACATGAAAAACCCTACTGTCATGCGCTCCCTCAAACGGGAATGCCTTACTGCCTTCGTTCATGTTCTTGGAGTACTTCTTTCCATCTGTACTCTGCCCGTCCCATTTCGCATACCGGATCTCATCGTTGTCCGCCAACCTGTTCAACGAATAACCATCACTGATCGCCCTGCGAAATTCGCTCACTAACTCTGCCACTTCCGGTTTGTCACCGGCCTTTGCCAAATTATCCTTATACTCACTCATCATATTCCTTATAGTTGCCTTGTTCGTCCAATTTTAAATGTTTCAATAAATCCTGTTTGTAATATCTGCACTCCGCTCTGCTTGCCGTTCCTTGTAACCTATAAACCTTAACCAAATTCATATTCCTAATCCTATCCAGGTAATGCGCTTGTAACCCCGTCAACTCAAGCGCCTGGCTCTTGGTCAACAAAGGCGGATAATCTTTCAATAGGAACCTCCTGCACTCACCGCATTCACTGCCGCATCCATATAACAGGGATCCATCACCGCTATATATCTCAACGTGTCACACGGATCCTTCGTGGGGCCATCCTTCTCAACATTCTTCCATTCATTCATGCAATAAATCAAATTCTGACATTCATCACTAATATATAAACCTGGCTCATTCAACTTCGTGATGGGTTCATTCTCATTATAGCTCAACCACTCATTAATCGTCGCCACTCCCTGCTCAATCCTAATCCCTGCCGATGGTTCAACGTGCATCCCTGCCACATTCAACAAATCTATAATCGATGTTCCACCCTCCTTACCCACTACCTGGGAAGCTCCAAAGCGCGGATCTATATATCTCTCAAATATCTCCTCGCCTTCCTCCAACCGATTGATCATCTCTATGATCTGTTCAACCCCCAACACCACATCCAACTTCTGCGCCACTCCAACCTTGCCATCCTTACCACCACTAGTAGCCCACTCTCCAACCCCTGCATCGGGCCATTCCCTATATACAAACTTGCGGCCAAATTCATCCACTCTTAACCAGACAAAAAACCAGTTTTTATTCTGACCAGGATCAATTCCCAAAAAATTAGTTCCCTTGGCCGGCACATCAGACGCTTTAACTATGTTATGCCGACCAAACTGCGGAAACATCGCCCCTGCCGTGTTATCAGCCCAACCATATGCCCGTATCTTGATCTCACTCCTGGGCCGGCCCTCCAGTTGCTTGACCATCTGCTTCCACGGGTTGTACGGATTATGTTTCGTATGAAACCACACCACAGACGAATTCTTGAAC